CTGGCTTTGGAACCGGCGGTGATGTTTTTAAAGCTAGAGACGTTGATCTTACTAAGGCGGACGCTTATGTTCCGGTCCTTGACATTCGCCAAGTGTTTGGGCTTGCTTATGGGATAATTCTTCCGGCGGGGAGTGATAAGAAAATAACATTCAGAGTGCAGGATAACATAAGCAACTTAGGTAGGTTTGACGTTAAGGTTTTTGGTTACGATGTTATAAGGTCTGGCGAGCAAGTTGAATGAGGCTGTAAGAGCAGCACACAAAAATATTCAAAGATGGCGAGAAGATCCTGTATCTTTTGTTAGAGAAGTTCTTGGGGCAGAGCCTGATCCTTGGCAGGCTAAGATATTAAACGAGTTTCCGAGAAACAGACGGCTTGCGATGAAGGCATCTAAAGGTGTTGGTAAGACTACGATCTTATCATGGTTATGTTGGAACTTTATGGCAACCCGGTTACATCCGAAAGTTGCAGCGACATCAATCACAGCAGATAACTTAAGTGATGGTCTTTGGGCTGAGATGGCTAAATGGCAATCATCTCCATCAGCAAAACACGGCACGTTTTTAAAAGAAGCGTTTCAGTGGACTAAGACTAGGATCTTCGCAAAGGATCATCCAGAGACTTGGTTTATGTCTGCGCGTACTTGGGCTAAAGGAGCTGACTCACAGAAGCAGGCTGATACGTTAGCGGGACTTCATGCTGATAACATTATGTTTGTGCTTGATGAGTCTGGAGGCATACCAGATGCTGTTATGGCCGCAGCAGAAGCCGCCCTTGCAAACGACATGAGTGACATAACCGATGCGAAGATTGTTCAGGCGGGAAACCCCACTCACTTATCCGGTCCTCTTTACCGCGCGTGTTCTACTGAGAAAAAGATATGGCATGTTGTTGAGATCAGTAGTGACCCGGAAGATCCGATGCGTGCTCCTCGAGTTTCAATCAAGTGGGCTCAAGAACAGATTGATAAATACGGCAAAGATAATCCATGGGTTCTTGTAAACGTGTTTGGTCAATTCCCACCATCAAGCTTAAATAGTTTACTTGGAGTTGATGAAGTAAACGCAGCGATGGGGCGACCACTGCACGCGAGTCAGTTTGAGTTTAGTCAGAAAAGATTAGGCGTAGATGTAGCGAGATTTGGTGATGATAAGTGTTTTGACGACAGAACAGAGATATTAACTAACGACGGTTGGAAACTTTTTAGCAACCTTATTGGAACTGAAAAGGTTTTAAGTGTCGGCGCTAACAGTGAGAAAGCTTGTTGGGGAAATATACTACACATACACAAAGCTGCTTTTGATGGTGAGTTAAATATTCATGAGAAAAAGAATTGTAACTTTGCAATAACCGACAACCATCGGTTGCTTGTTCGTAAAAACCCAAAGAGCGATGAATACAGATTTAAAACATTTAAAGAGTTGCCAAAGAATTTTGTTTTAAGAGAGGTTAATGGTTGGTCCGGCGAGAGCTCTGAATTCAAAAAGTTTGAGATGGTAAAGAACATGCCAAATGGTGGCCATTGTAAAAAGAAATATTGTTTTGATTTTAATGATTGGGCTGAGTTTCTTGGTTGGTTTATTAGCGAGGGAAATGTTTATAAACCAAAAAGAAGAGAGAATGAGTTTAGAATAATCATAACCCAATATCCTGGAGAAAAGAGAGAGGCTATTGAGGCTTTATTAACTAGGATGGGTGTCGGTTGGCGCTCGTGTTCTAACGGCACTCAGGTTGAGTTTGCTTCTAAGGTTATAGGAGAATACTTAATAAAAGAGTGCGGAGTTGGGGCTTCAAATAAAAAAATACCTTTTGAAATGAAAAACGCTAGCGAAAAGTCTTTAAAGGTGTTTTTAGACGCCTTCTTAAAAGGAGACGGCACTTGCCGCAAAGATGGTAAGGGAAGATGTTATATATCATCAAGTAAAAAACTTATGGATGATATTCAAGAGATTTTAGCAAAGCTAGGCATAAGCGGCGGGTTATATTCTAAAAACAAAAAAGGATCTAAGTTTTATATAGGGGAGAGAGAGGTTGTTAGGCGAAACGACACTTATGTTTTATACGAAAGGTCTACAGCTAAAGGAAAAAATATAGATAAAAAGAACATCAAAAGGGTGCCTTATAAAGGGTTTGTTTGGTGTGTAGCGACTGAACTTGAAAGCATTTATGTGCGCAGGAACGGGATACCTATGTGGAGCGGGAATACAATAATATTTCCACGCCAAGGGTTAGCGGCTTTCAAACCGATCGAAATGCGTGGAGCTCGTTCAAATGAAATTGCCGCTCGAGTTATTATGGCTAAAGAAAAATGGGGGTCTGATCTTGAGTTTATCGACGGCACTGGTGGTTATGGATCGGGAGTTGTCGACTCAATGTTACAAGGCGGGTATCCATCTCATGAGATTCATTTTTCAGGAAAAGCTATCGACAACAGATATTTTAACAAGCGTGCTGAGATGTGGTTTCTGATGGCTGAATGGATCAAGCGTGGCGGGGCTCTTCCCAATGTTCCTGAACTTGTTGCTGAGCTTACTGTCCCTACGTATAGTTTTAAGAACGGAAAGTTTATAGTTGAGCCGAAAGATCAGATTAAAGAACGTCTAGGATCATCACCAGATTATGCCGACGCATTATGTCTAAGTTTCGCGTTGCCAGAAGCTGCCGCTAGGAATACCTTAGAGCATCACAGACAAAAATCTGGTATGGCTTCTGAGTATGATCCTTTTTCTGATGACAGAATGTAACTTTTAGAAGCTTGCTTTGTTTGTAAAATTAAGTGAGCATGTCTTTTGGGGGTTCAATGAAGTATCAGCTAGAGCGTATTGCCGATATTTTTGATGAAGCCGAACCAATGTTTCGGGCCCACTACAAAGAAGTCTATAGCGAAAACGAACCTCCTTTTAGTCCTGACATAGAAACCTACGAGCAGATGTGCGAGAACAATCGGTTTAGAGCATACACTGCCAGGTCAGACGACGGCATCCTTGTCGGTTATTGTTTTTTCTTTTTAGCTCGAAAGCTACGTTCAAAAGAGTGTGTTAATGCTCATCAAGATTCTTTTTATATATCCAAAGATAATCGCGGGTTCGGAGAAGAGTTTTTGTCTTGGTGTGATGAAGATTTAAGAAAAAAAGGCGTAACTAGTTCTTACCAGTATGTAAAAGATAGTTGTGATTTTAGTCCTATGCTTAATAGGCTAGGATACGAGTATGTTGAGAAGGTATATTGCAGGAGATTGAATTAATGGGAGATGCTGGAGACTTTTTAAAAGATGTAGTTGATACAGGCTTTAAGGCTGTTGATGATATATTCAAGGGCACTGCTCGTGGTATTGAGCAAATAAGGCGAGAGACCTCTGGAGAAGCTGGAGATGTTGACAGAGCTACTGAGAACAGAGCTAAGAAGAAAGTCAAAGACGCTGCTGATAAAAAAGAGCGAGAGTTTAAAGAAGGTGTTGCGCAGAAAGAAGCTGATGAAGAAGCTATTTCTTCTCGAACAGCAAACGTTAAGAGCCAAAGATCTGGTCGGAAAAGCGGTAGGTCTGGAACGATATTAACTGGAAGTCTTGGCTTGGAAGATGGCGGGAAGTCTACAGGTAAAACTTTGTTAGGTTTATAATATGAAGAGTAATCTCGAGCGACGCAAACGATATGATATTATGCGAACTGAATTATTATCAGAACGTAGCTCTTTTGAGTCTCATTGGCGCGATTTAAGTGATTTTGTTCTGCCAAGACGTTCTAGGTTTTTCGTGTCAGACACGAATAAGGGTGATGCGAGAAACCAAAAGATCATTGACTCTACGGCTACATTTGCATCAAAAACGTTAAGATCAGGCATGATGAGTGGGATAACTTCTCCCGCTAGGCCATGGTTTAAGCTGAGCACGACATCTGCTGGAGAGGACGAAGACCCTTCAGTTGTTGGTTGGCTCGACACAGTTACGAAAGAAATGTCGTCTGTGTTTTTAAAATCAAATCTCTATAACGTGTTGCCTATTTTGTATGGGGATCTCGGTACGTTTTCTACTTCAGCGATGCTCGTTGAGGAAGATATGGAGTCTGTTGTTAGGTTCTCGCCGTTTCCTATTGGAAGTTATGCGATAGCTAATGATTATAAACTTAAGGTAAATACTTTTTATCGAGAGTTTCGAATGACTGTTCGACAAGTGGTAGATAAGTTCGCCAAAAAAGACGATGGTAAAACTATTGATTGGTCTATCGTAAGTGTCTCAGTTAAAAATATGTATGATGAAAAGCAATATGAGGCGTGGATAAACATAACTCATATTATAGAACCCAACGAAGAGTGGGACGTGAATAAGCTGGAGTCTAAATATAAGAGGTTTACGTCTGTTTATTATGAGTCTGGTTCTGGTCCTCGAGGAAGTTATCAAATAGATTCTGTTGATAAGGATAAGTTTCTTAGAGATGCTGGTTATGATTTCTTTCCAGTGTTGGCTCCTAGGTGGGAGATTACTGGAGAGGATGTTTATGGCACTTCTTGCCCTGCTATGGACGCGCTTGGAGATATAAAGCAGTTGCAGGTTGGCGAGAAGAGATCAGCTCAAGCAATTGAGAAGCAGGTTAACCCTTCGATGGTAGCTCCTAGTAATATGAAAAACCAGAAGGCTTCTATCTTACCGGGTGACATTACTTACACGGATGAGCGCGATGGGCAAAAAGGTTTCAGGCCTTCTCACACTGTAAATTTGGATGTGTCTCAGTTAGAGCAGAAGCAGGAGCAGGTTCGCCAAAGAGTTCGCCGAGCTTTTTATGAGGATTTATTTCTGATGTTAGCTCAAACTGATCGCAGGCAGATAACCGCACGCGAGATCGATGAGCGACATGAGGAGAAGTTATTAGCGTTAGGTCCAGTTCTAGAGCAGCTTAACCAAGATCTTCTTGATCCTTTAATAGATATCACGTTTGATCTTATGGTTAAGCAAGGTAAGATGCCACCTGCTCCTGAGAAGTTAGCGGGTAAAGATCTTAAGGTTGAGTACGTTTCGATTATGGCTCAGGCTCAAAAGCTTTCCGGTGTCGCGTCCATTGAGAGATTTGCCGGGTTTGTTGGCCAGACAGCTCAGATTGATCCATCGGTTTTAGATAAAGTCGATGTTGATCAGATGGTTGATGTTTATGGGCAGACGGTCTCAGTTCCAAATGGAATAGTTAGGACTGATGAAGATGTGGCTGCCATGAGAGCGCAACGGGCTCAGGCTCAACAGGCTCAGGTTCAGG